CATAGCAAGTTGATTGCGTTGAGCTTGACTAGTGGGAAGCTCAACTGTTGGTCTTGCTCCAGGGATTTTATCCCCATATTGATCTCGGGCCGGTGTTACTGTGCCGATTCGAGTCGCTTCATCCATTTTACCATGTACTGGGCATTTTTCTTTGCCCTTATCCGCGCAGCAGCATTTTCCTTTGCCTTCAGTTGTAAACTTTTTGTAATCATCAAATAATTTAGCGGTAACTGAATCTTCCGATACATGAGGATTACCATGAGGTTGTTGTGAACTACCTCTACCTACACCTGAACCAGAATTTGGACGATATGCAAGGTTGTCATCTGTTGAATGTTTTCCGGGGCCTGCAATTGCATTTGCATCAGCACCACTATTGTCATACATATTGTCAACGGCATCCATCATTCTTCTGATATCTTCGTTGCCACTATGTGCGTTATCTTCGCCGTCTTCCATACCTTTTTTTGCACCTTCTGCATCGCCATGAATTGCAGCGCCAGCCAATGCTCCACCTACTCCGGAAATATCTGGTGTATCGTCGCCCATTTCTGGTTCCATTTCTCCGCCCATAGCTGGTTCCATTTCTCCTGCGCTTTCATCTTCAAGATCGTCACCGAACTTACTACCAGCTGCATAACCAATTGTGGCACCCGGTACGCCTCCTAGTGCTGCACCGCCTGCCGCACCCAACATACCGCCGATTAGACCTTCATCTTCTGGAGGCTCATTCATAACGTCTAACATTTTCTTCATGCTATCAGCACCATTCATAGGAGGAACCATACTCATAGCTTTTGGTTCTTGAGCAGGCATATGCTCTGCCCCAACTTTGTGCATACCTGCTAAAGTCATGATGTTGGTTAACATACTGGCAACTTCATCACCAGTTGCGGCTGATGCATTAATGCTAAAAGAAGCAGGAGTAGGCATGCTAGTAGGCATTCCTGGCATTATTCCACATTCTTCTAATGTTTCTTTAACCCCTGATAGATAACGTAAGCTATCCATACTAAGTTCTTCTGATAAAGATTGCTGCACAGCTTTAACGGCTGCATCTGGTTCAATCTTTGCTGGTGCTACATTAGAGTTTTTAGCATCTAATTCAGCTAAACGTGATAGTACGTTGATCATATTCATAATTATTTTTTCCTTGGATCTTTCGCTTGAACAATAGGACTTGAATTGTTTTGCGGAGCATCTGTATTAAATTTGGCCTTTATTGAAGGCTGGTCCTTATCTGAACTTTCTGGGATTACTTCCCCACGCTCTTTCCGTTGAAGTTTAAGAATATCATTTAATTCTTTAACGAAACCTGTATTATATTTGTCGCCATAAAAATCATCAAAGTTAGCATTTTCAGCTTCTTTATATTCGCCATCAGTTAATAATGCGCCTTCTCTGCGTACCACCGGTACCTGATAGGTTTCGATCGGTTCATTAGGACTACGGACAACAATATTTTCTTTAGTAATAGCCAGTGAACCGGAAATATACTCAGTCAGTTCAAACTGTGTAGTTGGGTAATCTAATACCACTTCATAGATATTAACTTCGGCATTTCTTAATTTTGGAAAATCTAAAGGTAATTCCTGGATAGGAGTAGTTCCGGTCTTCTTAAAACTAGATAGTTGATATCTAGATAATAGTGATTCTAAAGCAGTTTCTTGTTCCTTAGAAAAACCGCCAGCTACTTTTACTCGAAACGTATAAGTTTTTTTTGATTCTGAAAGGTATTCTTTGAATGATCTCATATTGATTTCCTATGCTTTATTTATTTGTTTTCATACTTTTTAGTTTTTCCAATATGCTATTACGATCAGTAATTACATATCCCTCACCTTCGATTTCATCCCCGGCTTGTCCGTGTTTTTTATCTATTGCTAGCTTTTTCAATTGCAAATCAACCATTTTAAGTTTCTTATCAATTTTATTAGTTTTAGCAGTAATTGCTGCATTTAACATTTGTCCTGCTACTTCAAACATACGTGTGCTGTAACGTGCTTCAACATTCATACCTAAATCCATAAGATCGTCGTATGCTTTTTCTGCTTTAGTTGCTAACGCATCTAATTCTGCATCACTAATATCCCCTAGACCTTTTACACGGGGTAGAGCAGCTGAAATTTTATCAAATTCTTCTAAACGTTCTTCTAAATTGATAGTAGGAACAATTAGTTCAGCAGGCACTGCTTCTATTTCAGCTTCAGTAGATTCAATGTTTAATAATTCTTCTAATCTTTTAGTCATAACCGTACTTATCTTTTTTTGCCAGTGTGGAACATATCTTCTTCGTTTATAACACGAAATTTTAATCCATTATTTTTGCACCAGTTACTAGCAGCAGCCCATTTTGCCATATTTTTTACGTATTGCGCTTGGTTATAAGCGTTTTTTCCCACTTTTTCTAATAGTGTTTGATTAGCTGGTTTTATTTCAACTAGCTCTGCATGTTTCTTATGATTTTTATCCATGTACACTAATAAAAAATCTGGAACATATACTGTATTTTTTCCAGTAAGTGGATCTTTATATGGTATCTTTACACTTTCGCTAGACCATTGATGTACACTAGGATTATTATCGCAGAAAGTCATAAAAGTATACTCCCAGCTGCTTCTAAATCTAGGTGATTTTGATCCTATATATTTTTCAGGATTTTGCACCTTATAGACTCCCTGAGAGTATTTAAAACTCATGCTAGAATATTTCTTTGTATTTCATCAGCGGGGGATGGAGTAACATACACTCCTAAAATGCTGGTATTGAATCTATTATAATTTAGAATCTGACCAACTAAGCCACTTATTGACACATTGTCTAATGTTTTTATTTCATCCATAATTGATGAAGGATTTACATTATCTCTCTTCGCTTGTGAAAGAATTATTAGAGCTATAGTTTCTGCACTATCTGGAGAGAACCCTCTTTTTTCAAAAAACGATGTAATATATATCATCGAATTATTGTCAATATCTATAGGATTATTATAATACTGATTGAAGTTTTTTATGGTAAGATTAGCGCTATCATTGTCAAGATTAGCTTTTGTAGTTAAAGGTAAATTGCTGTAAAGATCTGTCATATATTATTAGTTTCCAAGGCCGTCCCTTGGTTCAGCTAGATTAACACTCCATGGTGCTCGAAGGTAGTTAATACCTTGTTGTGCAGTACGAAGCGTTGTTGCAACTCCAATTTGAGTAACTGCCGATGCACCGTATGCTAGTTGCTTCACACCTTGTGCCGCGGCTCCTACTACGTTGCCAGTATAATCAGCTACGGGGCCAAGGTCAATATTTACTCCGAGGTTTGTTTTATATCCACCAGTTTTATAAGTGTCAATGGCTGAGGATGTAACTATTCCAAATAATTCTCTGCCTACAGCTTCACCGTTTAATTTTTGCATACTGTTATAAACATTATTAGCAGCAGAGGCTCCTCTAATTATATCTCCAAGAGATAACTCTTCTTGACCAAAAATATCAAGTACATCCGCTGCTCCGTTTATTACTCCGCTTAGACCTTGCGTTCTTCCTGATCTCAACGGGCTCGGAGTATTGTCGTAATATCTATCAGTAATCAACGGAGAACCGGCTGAATTCTTTCCTAAAGATTTTAAGTTGTTTTCATATTGAACAGCCTCGTATGCAAATGTCATTTTTGCTTCTAAAAATTTACTGCCTGAATTATCTAATTGTCCTTGATTCCATTCTGTAATCATTGGATTTATCAATGTAATCGAATTATATTTTTTTCTATTAAAAAGAAATATTTTTATGTACCTAAAAAAAGGGAAACTTTGTCCATTATTTAAACCGTATTGAAAAGCACCAGCATCATATTGTGATCCGGCTTCCCAGCGGCCGGGTTTCTCATTAGTTTTAGAATCTGAATAATAATATCGATAGTAATTCTCCCAAAGCCTACTAATTAAATTATTCATATCATCATGAAAAGTAATGCTAATTGGATTATAAGTAATCTTTGTTTGAACTATTGCTTTTTTATTATATTGATTAATAGTATCGTGGCCGATAGTGAATCTAGGTAGATCGGCTGATTTAACCAAAAATCCTATATTTTCTTTATTGCCATACCATTTTTTATCAATTTCTGGGAAATCTTTTGTTTTGACAAATTTTTCATGCATCCCAAATTCTACAAAATAACTCCAGCTGGCCTTTGGAGCCATTCCATAATAATTGGAAGTATATAATTGGGCGGCATGCTGATAATCTCTAAGATAACCCGAGTCAGAAAATAGCCCGCCGGCTACATCACCGAGGAATTGTGTAAAAGCATTTGGCATAAAGTTATTTATGCCAATAAAAAACAAAGATTTATGGTATCAGAGATTGATACATGCCCACTACTGCTTCTTTAGTAGGCCCAAGATAATCATTGTTGATAACTTCAAAATTGATCGAATCTTTCCAAAAAATTCGTAATTCGGTATCAGCTTTATTTTCAATCATTTCTCCGTGTGGGAAAAATGTTAGAGTTTCTATTAAATTAAGTTTAGGATAGGCAATTAATTTACCATTTACATCATTCCAGATCCAACGATGATGTATGCCCCCTTTGAATAAATCTCGATTTTGTAACTCGTAAAATTTACTAGGAACTGAGATAAATCCCTGTTTAGCAATCTTTGGCATTAACTTCAATGCCAGCATTGGGTATATTGTAACTTGTAAAATATGAGCACAATTGCAGAAATCAAATTTACCGTTTTTTTCTACATAATCAAGTAATTGAACCCAATCTTCATACTCATTAATGTTTCCTGAAAATGTTTCTACGCCTGGTACATCTGTGGGATCTATATCAAAAATATGTGTTAAAAAATCTTGATTAAATGTATTGCCTCTACAACCAATATCTAATAATGTAAAATTAGTTGATGTTTTTTCTTTTAGATGTCTAACATGATTAATCACTTCCGGGCGACCGTAAAGTTCTTCTCGATATGTATAAATTTGTTGAGTCACAGTATATCCTTTTTGTATTTAATTATACAGTATTATACAGGATAGTCAATTGATTTGCATACAATTATTTTCTAAAGATAATTCTAAACGAGCAATCTGAGATAATTTAGTCTGTAAATTGTTGTTAATAGGTATAGATAATTTCCAAATTATCTGTTTAGGATAAATTATTCTGTAAGAATTTGATTTTGATTTTTTAACAAATGGTGGATCATCTACATTAACACAGGTTGTTTGCAGTATTTTTCCATTATTGTTATAAATCGATGCATTAATTTTCATCTTATTTTTATAAAGTTGATTTACTATGTTTTCTGCCATTTCGTAATCAGTTATGTAGTATGTTGATTGATCAAAAAACATACTGTTAGGATTTTCTGTAAAAATTTCTATATTAACATCGGCTTGTCTATTACCAGATACAATATCCAATGTTTCTTTTAAAGATGCAATATAATATCGACTCCATTTGACAGTCATTGTAACATCTATATTGATATCTCTATATTCGTCTGTAGAAATATTATAGGGACCTTGTGTTATTTCAAATGCACGTTTGGGATAGTCATTTATAACTTTATCGACCAACTTAGTTGCAGAAGATCGTTCATTAATATAACTTTTAAATTGTGCTGATAGATTATTTCCGTCAATATTTTCTTGAGTTTTACCTATATTAAGTTTGTAATTTAATATTTTACTACTATCAACCCATACAATCATGTCTATAGTAGTAGAAGATTTATTTTCTACAATATTTAAAATATTGTATTTTTTAATATAGCCTGCACTATAGTTAAAGACTTCATTTTTAGTAATAGTATCTTTTTTAATTTCTCGTTCAGATAGCGTAACAGTTCCGGAAACAATTTCAATTGCTTTTCTAAAGCCGTCGTCCATTGCTTCTTGTTTAGTTCTTCCGGAACCAGTTACCCAAACTTCACCAGATTCCGGTGATTGTGCAAATACGCTAGCAGATATTACTGCTAACGTACATATTAGAAATCTCATTTAAATTTCTTAGCAAGGTCTTCGCTGGCTCTTTGCGAATCGAGGTCCCAACGAATAGTGACTGATACTTCTTGAGGGCCTACTACGTCTTGTTTAATAGTATGAAAACCTCGCAAAATACTCTGGGCATTAACTCGTACTGTTTGTGTTAGTTGATGTGCAGTATCATTTGAGTTATCTCGAATAGAAAAGTTTGTATCTTTTTCTGCATCCTTATCAGACATTTCAACAGTATCACCGGTAACTGTTCGAGATTTAACACGATCATTTGCTTTTTCAATATTTTTAGCAAGAGTAGTTGTTACTCGAGAACTTGATACATCTTCTCTGATAAAATGTGCAACATTTGCTCGAGCATAATCACCTGCTCTAATAAGACCTGATCGAAGATTGTTAGCAGTATTGCCGTTAGTTGATGCTGTGCCCACTGCTTCGATGGCAATAATTTCACATTTTGATTTATTAGTTGTATACCAACTGCAATCAGTTTCTATTTTAATACTTTCGTTAGCAAAGGAACTAGATAGTTTTTGCGAACGAATTGGTTCAATTTCTCCTTCTCCTTTTTTAGGAGTTGAAGAACAACCGGCCATTAACGCAAGAATTGTTAGGGCTGTAATAGTGCGTTTCATTTGGATAACTCCTGACTTTGTTCTTTAACTGTAACAATACCTTTATCTACTATTTTTGCTATACCGGAAATTCCGACAGTAGCAAGTATTAGCCCAAAGACTGTACCTAAAATAAAGTTTTTCATAAAATACCTATGTGTGTGTTGATAACGCTATTAGTATATAACAGAATTGCTCAAAGAGCAAGAGATTTTTTTACCAAAAAAAAATGGGCACAATATGCACCCATTTTAATTTATATAATTGGATTAACCGGTTGCTAGGGATCTTAATCCTCTACCAACATCTGCTCCAATTCCAACCGGACTACCAGATCCGTCAATTTGGATAGCATTATCATATTTCAATGTTAATGTAATATCAACAGGATCGCTGCTGCTGTAATCAGTATTTGAATATACGCTATGTTGAATATAGCATCCGTAACATTCAAATGTTTCTAGTACTCTAGCTTCGTTTTTTCCGTTGCCGCCATCTAAAATTTCAATTTTTGTTACAAATTTGTAATCGATGCCGCTTGCCGCAGAACTTTGTTCAAAGAAGTCAAATTGTTTCTGTAGTTGTTCGCCAACTAATCTACTAACTTCGTTACTAACATCGTCACGAATAACTAGTGTTAAGTCATCCCAAGTATAACGACCAGCATAATTAATTTTGCTGTTATATACGTGTAATTCAACATTTTCAAACTGAACGCCCGGTCTAGTAATATTCATTACTTGTTTAGTCAATTCAGTAGTAGGTTTACTAATTCCAAAATTTTCTAAGGACACTCTGAAACGATATTTCAGTTTGGGCATTAACAAGCCCTGAGAAGTTGCACTCTGTCCGGTTGGAAGAGGTACTGTAAATTTACTTAAACTAGAAATTGCCATCTAGATGCTCCTTGTATTTTATATTTAATCATTATAGACCTGCTGCTATATCACCAGTATTTTTCAAACGTAATGGTATATAGATGAACTCTACTGCCTTAACTGGTTCAATAGCAATGTCAACGTATAGTTCATTACGGTCAATTCTAGCAGGTGTATTATTTTGTTCATCGCACTGAACAATGAAGTCATATAATGCACGTTGTCCCACTAATTCAAGTAATAAACTTTCAACGCTTTGTTTCATTTCATTTCTTGTTATTCTATCATTTGGTTCAAACAAGAACGGACGAGTTAACACATCTAATTGTCTACGTAGATATGCAACTAATATAGATACGTTAATTCTCTCCAATGCACTTGCATTCCTAGCACGAGTTTTTTGTCCAAATACAACTATTCCAGATCCTGGAATTGTCGAAATAGGATTAATTTTTACATCCTGCAATACATCTCGTAGATTTTGTGGGATTGGAGCAAGTTGGAACTCTCCATCTTTTAAATATCCGACTGCTGTTGCATTATCAACTCCTCCGCGGCGTGTACCTGCTGGTGCAAACCATGGATAACTTCTTTGATCACTTATTGAAATGGTACGTAATATCATGTGACTTGGTGGAACCATAATGTTGTTTCCACTATTATCAGTAGTAAAACCACTAGGATAATACATAGCCATATATTCATCATATGTAACTGCACCGGTTTCTCCGTTATCTAACGCAGAATTAGTCCCGCCCCAGGTACGTAAGTCAGTACCTGTTGCTGGTAATCTCATTGGAGTATCGCCGATAACAAATGCCGTTAATCCTCTTGCTGTATTCAAATTGACCATATTTGTAATAGTCTCTGGATATCCTGGAGTTACTATCAAACTGGCAATTAATGTATCAGTGTCGCGAACACCGCTATTAGTATCTATTAATGATTTTAAAGATTTAACTACTAGGCCGCGTTGTGCATGTCTACCAAATTTTCCACTGCCATCTTCATTATTTCCTACATCATTTACCCAACGAGCAGTCGAATATTTTGCATTTCCTGTAGAGCCGTCCATGATTTCGTCGTTGTATCTAGTATTTTTTCCGCTATTTGCGGTAATATCTATAGCAGCAGACATGTATTTTTTAACATTATTTCCGCTACGACGAGTGTTCCATAAACGCATGCCTTGTGGATATTGAACAGGATCGGGTGCATCTGGATCTACATAATTATAAGATAATAATTTTTGTACACTATCCGGTGCAACATCGTCACCTGCACCACTCCATCGTGCATCTGCAAATAACCAGCCAGTTGGGCTTGTATTATCTGTTAAATCTTGTTTGATCCATTTAGCTAATTGTGTGCTCCAAACATATACGGTTTGTCCATACATCTCTGGATCAGATGAATCAATCCAGATATCACCATCAACTAGGGGAGTTCCGTCGCTTTGCCCAGTAGCTGCGTCTGGTTGAGTTGCTCTAATAATAGGACCATTTGGATCAGTTTGTGGAAGATAGTTAAGATATCCTACCCAGTTAGTTCCATTATGTATCATAATATCAACTTCATCTTGGATAGATGAATACCATATAGTTCCTTCTGCAGGAGCTGTGGTAGGAGCTGTTGCAGAAGCAACAAATGGCGTTGTTAATAGATCAATAGGTTTCCAATTGCTTGCTCTTAATTGATAAACTGAATTAACATTTTCTGGATATAAATTTGCAGCATACGTAGTAGTTGCCGGGTCATAGAATCCTAAACCTTGTAAAGGAGCGCCAGCAGCATCTGTTAACAATATATCACCGCCTAACTTATGTGATACTTTCAATACGCGAGTATTAGAATCATAAGAAGCAGTTACATTAATTAATCCCGCTGAACTAATTGCGGCTGCAACAAGTGTACCAGCAGTACCGGTACTAGTTATTGTTACAGTTTTAGCAACTGGCAAACTTGAAGATCCTGCAATTGTTTCTGTAATTAAAAACTGACTACCTGTTGATATTGAAATTCCTGCACCAACAGTTACAGCAATAGTTGTAGGACTAGAACTTGTTCTTCTATAAATTTCAAAATTTGCTAATCCCGGATTGTTAGCGGCTCCATAGGTACCGTCGTTTGTATTACTTTTAACAAATAATTTACCAGCAGTTAATGAAGTTCCGCCAGTACTATCTAATGCATATAGTGCTGCTTGATGGTTTGGATAAATGGGTGCTGTTACTGTAGTCCACGCTGCCGAACTAGCATTATAAGTTTTAATTGTCCATTTTGCACCACGACTAGGTTCTGTTGTTTTTACATATACACTGCCTGTAGCTACTTTATCTGTAGCAAATTGAGGATAAATTGTGTGAGGATTAACTGATAATTTTACTTCGCCATATACTATACCAGTTCTGCCTAATCCTAATGATGCTAATACTGCTCCATTTTCTGAATCAGTTAATGATATTCTTCCGCCCTGTAATGCACTTGCATCTGCATACAAATAAATTCTAGTACCATCACTGTTTGCTGCCACGCCTGCATTAGGACAGCTAGCATTAATTGCTGTAGCAATAGCGTCGGCAGTAATACCTCCTATACTAATAGCAATACCGTTGATGTTAAACTGCTTACCTGTAATAGGTGTTCCGATAAGACCAGATACAACAGGCCAGCTAGTCTGCCAGCACTTGCTAGTGAATGTTGGACCACTAATTGGAGAGCCAAACGATGTATCTCTACTTGAGCCTAATTTAACCCAAACATTACTCCAGTTTTTAAACCAAATAGTAATTGCATTTTCGCTAGTTGCGTAAACTGCATAGTTTCCAATGGCTCCATAGCTAGCTAGTGGAACTCCATTGTTAGAAGCGATATCTTTGTTATCGTCTGTAATCTTTAATGGAACTTTATTAACAAATACTTTATTTGTAGCATCCCATTCACTAATTCCAAACAAAGAAGAAGTAGTATCTAACCAATAACTACCAGATACTGGTCTACCTTTAGGCTCAGAAGAAGTTGGTGTTATTTCGGCAAGATCTAAATTTGCACGTACAACATATGCTCTTGAGCTAACACCCAATGTACTATATGCTGCTTGTAATCCATATTCATTTAACTCTCCACCGTGGATAGGATTGCTGTTAGAATCTGTATAGAATAACGGAGTTCCAAAAGTATCAGTCAAATCTCGTTGGCTAGTAATAGTCCATACTTTACCAACATATGAAGCTAGTGTTCCTTTGGCAACGGTGCCAGAAGGATTTGTTTTGTTTGCTTTTGTAGCAACAAAAATAATTGGTACAGTTCCTGGAATTCCTGTGTTATAGAAACTCTCGTCAATTACAGTTACTTGTACGCCCGGTGAAGTTAGTGCCATTTGTTAATCTCCTCAATGGAATATCGTTTCGTATATTTAGCGGTTTGATTAATTTTTTACCGACTTAAATACATTTGAAAAGGGTACAAAAAGGGCGTGTATGAGAGAACTTTGCAAAAAATGTGGATGCAGACCTGTAGCAATAAACTACTATAAAGAAGGAAAAGTTTTCTATAGATCAAAATGTGACCACTGTGCAGATCAACGTAAAGATGGTGTGCCGCTATGGCAAAAATCTGGATATACAAAAAAGACCGCCTGTGATAAATGCGGATTTACTTCTAAGTATCTTGAACAATTTAATGTGTTCTACATTGACGGTAATCCGACAAATTGTAGATATACTAATTTAAAAACAGTTTGTGCAAACTGTCAACGCATACTACATAAATTTAAACTGCCTTGGCGACAGGGAGATCTTCGACCAGATTTCTAAGTTGTTCAAATAATGAATCAATTGTATTATCGTTAGATATTGTGTGATCAATATTGCCACCTACCCAGGAATATTCACTAGCGTGTATGTTTGCTTTTTCTAATTTTTGTCTACTAAGTGCCCAAGTTGTATTACCGTTTGGTCCACGATTAAATGATTGTGCGGCAGAAATCCAGTTAGGATCTTCACCACGTTTAATACGTACTACAATACCGCCAGCATTATGGATAGCAGAGATTTCATTAGGAAAACGTACATCACTAATGACAATATCGTCATTACTGGTAAGTAATTTGTGTTCTAAACTAGCAATCCAAATATCATTATGAAAAGACTTACGGCAAACTTCAGTCCCCCAGTTTTGTAACACCCATCTAGGAGTTAATTCGGGTATACCAAGACGTTCACTCCACCATACGTCTAATTGTTCTCGCCATTCACGGGCTTGAGTTGTGCGGCCTTCGAGTAGTGTACGATCCCACCCAAATATAGAAGATATTGCATCTTTGAGCGTGCCGGCAAAA